CGATATCAATACATTGGTATTGGTCACCTATTAATCCTGTAGTTGCTGATGGTCTTGCTATACTTGAGTTACTTAGTATATTTCCATCCACATCAAATGTCCTTATTCTTAGTTGAGGTAAATCTGTTGTATTTCCAACTGTACCTAAAAAGTAAACATAATTACTTCTATCATTGTAAACATTCAAATCACCTATTGCAGTTAGATATTTATAGTTAGATGTTGTTTGGTTATATAAATAATCGTCAGCATTGTAATAAGCAAATGTTTGTGTATCTAACCCTGCATTCCATACATTGTATGTTAAATCAGTTCCTGATGCATAGGTCGGAGTGCTACCATAAGTTTCACCTATATTTACTGTTATCTTTCTATAAGAGTTGACACATTTCTGCCATCCATAAGTATTACCACTAAAAAAATTAACCATGTATTTCTCGGCATAGGCAGCAGCATCAAAATAAATCTTATTAGTTCCGTAAACAGGCTCTACCTGTTCGGTCCATTGTGTTGAGGTCGTTACATCGGTTATCTTAACTGTAAATTTAAAATTAGGTTGAGCAGTTTGGTTAGAACTTGCAATAAACCAATTCTCATTGTATGCCGGAGTTACTTTTGTTGTTGATGGAGTTTGTAATAATGTTACTGCCATTTTATATTCCTGTTAATTGTATTGTTATATCTTTGCCTATTATCTTGGCCACATCTTGCTCTAATTTATCTATTCTACCATCATTAATTACTCTATCTCTAAATGGCTTAGGTTTGATACCATTACGACCTATTGAACGGGCCATAATCCATGCAAACTGCTTAACTGCCTTTAGATAGTTTGGTTTCTTTTTAGCCTTAGTAATATCAAGCATTATATCTTGCACCCTGATATTATTTTTACCCATGTATTCCTTATCGAATACTGATGGAGGTGGCATTTTACCTTTCTTTCTACCTTTCTCTATATAATACCAATAATCACCAGAAGCCTTAATATTTAAAACAAATGAACTCTTACTTGTTTTTATTTCAGGATTGAATTGTAGTGCTGCTTGTTGAGGTCCGCCTTTGCCACGTTTCCTACCATCCTTTAAAGCCTTATTCATTGATACTTCAAGATCCTTTGCTAACTGAATCCCAAAGTTATCAAGTAACTGCTTTAACTGACTTTGAACACTATCTGCCATTATTCAATAGTTTAATTCTGTTTAAATGCTCTTCCATTTGTGCTTTCTCCTTTAAGTAACTTAATCTATTAAGAAACCTAATAACTTCCCATTCATATATCGCATCTTCAATTATTGGATTGCCTTCGCTCATTTCAATAATTATATGTTGCCATCCCCAATATCGCTCAAAATCCCCTCTTGGATTAATTGCATTATCTCCTCCATCCTCTCTTGTATTATTTTCTCCGCTTCCAAATAAGCTACCGAAGTTTTGCTCAAGTGAAGTAATGCTCTTAAACAAAAAAAAACAACCGGATAGATATGTGCAATGCTTTGTTTCTTTAATTCCTTAGCTAATTCTTTATGGTATTTATCACTATATTTAAAACCATTCCATGTTAGTTTCTCATAACATAATGCTCCGATATCACATAAATTCTCTATTGCTTTATTATCTTGCATTAGAGTACTGATTGATACATACCTTGCAGTATTTAACATCTCAGCATCTAATGTGGCTCTGTATAAATTACCTTTAATGAATAAGTACTTTTTTGGATTCTTATTCCATTTTTGGCTCTTTAAGAAAGATAGCAATACAAAGTATCTTCTAACTTTCTTTATTTCAATGGCTTCAATCTCAGCAACTGATAATCCTGAAAGTATAGATAGTATCTTTACTTGGTCGTCTAAATCACCATTTATTAATGGTTCAATCTGTTGATACTCTTCTACTTTTAGTTGCTTATAAGATGTTGGTATTCTCATATATATTAAATTACAATATTTATAAAATATTTGTGTATATTTGTTAAGTTGTTTTGTTGTTCTATGAGGGCAGGTTTGTTCATGTTTTCCTGCCCTCTTTTTTTACATAAAACTATACTTACCTGTATTCTTACCTATCTTATTCAATGCAACATACCTAATCGCATCAATGGTATGGTTGTTATAATCTACAGGTACATTAGGCTTACCATCCACCCATTTATAACTTCTAAACTCTTTAATCACATTAACTGAATCCCTTGTTATATTTATTTTAAATCCTTTTAAAGTATCTATTGAGTTTCTAATACTGTCCGGTCCTTTGTTAGCACCATCAACATTGAATCCACCTCGCCTTAAATCTTCGATTGATTTTGGCTCAGCACTATCTGCTATAATGTGCATCTGCTTTGTAATACCTAAATTATGAAGTTTATTAATTATATCTGAGTTTGTTAATCCTGTTTGATAGATTAGTTCTTTAATGATTAACTCACCATTATGCCTGAATACCTTTACTAATGTGGTTGGATCTTGAGTAAATCCAAAGTCCATTCCTAATCCGATTAGTTCTGCCTCCATTGGTACATCGTCTACAATATCAAAGTTACGGAATATCAATCCCTCAATCTTACCAGTTAATCCCCTTGCATAGACTTTAAACAATTCCATGTCTTTGAATCTTAGGCCCTCAATCTTATCTCTTATCTTTTGTGGTACAAATGGATTATGTCGATGGTCACTAATAAATAGCTTTGTGTTTGGTTGTTTAAGTAATTGCTCATGTACCCAAAACTCAGCATTAGGATTATAATCAATGTATACTTGTTTCTTAGTCCTCATGTATAACTCATTGAATATATCATAGCTTATGCCCTGTGCTTCATTAATAAACAAATAATCTCTTTTACCTGACTTTGCTCCCTGTGAATCCTCATAAGATTTAAACTCCATTACACTACCATTAATGAAAGTAAATATCCTATCTGATTTATTATAATCAGTTATGAATGACTTTAATGTTTCTGAACTATTATAGATATCAAGTGCATCTCTTAATGCACCTGCTTTAAGATTAGGTATTGATTCACCTACAATTGTAATAACTGAATAGTCTTGTAATGCTTTAGTGAATAATACTTGTAATATTGAATATGTTTTACCGGATGAACTTCCTCCCTGATTAACTAATATATCTTCTGTAGCATTATAATTAGCTTCAAATAAACAGGAGGTCTTAAACATATTAATTTAATACATGATATATAAACTCACTCATTATTTTAGAGTAATACATTTCATAAGTTAATGTTAATTCATCCTCCATTAGTCCAAACTTATATCTTTCTCACTTGATGCTATTGGTGCATCTGATTTAATTATCTCTACTTGAATATTCTTATTAAGATTCTCATTCTTAGATTCAACTCTATCAGTCATGCCTAATTTATTCTTAGCATAGAATATTCCTTTACCCTCATTTGCAACAATATCAACTGCTAATGAATTAAATTTAGCATCTATCTTTTTTATAGTGTCAGATTTAGCTTCATTTTCGCCTTTTAACCATTCGTAATATGTTTCCCTTGATATTGTATCCTTTTTATTAAATGGTAACCATATATTCAAAAAGAATGCTATTGTAGGTATATGTCTTTCTCTTTGTTTAACTATCTTACCTGAACCAGTTGCAACCTCTTTAGTATGGTTTAAACATACATCAATATATTCATCGGCCCAAATAGGTAAATTCTTTATAAACTCTTCTGATTTCATTTCCAAAAGTATTGCATTTGATATTCGTCGTTCATCTTCCTTGTCCTTTGTATTGTTTAGTTTGTTTATCCTTTGGAGATTTACGCTTAAAGGCCTTGCCTACTTTACGCTTACCAAAGTTTAATTTATTATTTACTTGTTTATCCTTTGCCATAGTTTAGTGTAGTTTGTAGGATAGTTTAATTCTTTAATTAATGTATAACCTTTAGCATTAAAAAACTCAATCCATTCAGATTGTTCTTTAACATTGATATGTCCCCAATCAGCATCCCAATCTGTCTTATTAGAAGTTGAACTAAATAAGATGTAGTTAGGTTTAATAGACTTAAATAATGAGTTTAGTTCCTTATCAGTCATGTGTTCAGCTACTTCAATAAAGTTCATTAAATCGGTAGTAATCGGTTTGTCTATTATTGTAAGTTCATGAAAGTTAGTTTTGATGTAGTTTTTATGAGCATCCCAAATCTCATAAGCATAAGTCTCATAACCTGCTTTACGATACGCTTCGGCATAAACACCTGTTCCTGCTCCAAAGTCTAAAACAGATTTGAAGTCATAATCTCTTAGTTGACTAACAGTAGCCTTAGCTAAATCAGTAAATGCTTCATTAGTTGCTGAGATGCCCCATTCTAATTCACATTTTAAAAACTCTTCCGGTGTAATCATTAGTATTATTTATTTTCATTATCAATCTCTTTTAATTTACGAATTGCCCAATTAATACCTGCATCACCTCCCCAAGCATCCCACATTAAACCACCACACCCCTCAGAATAAGGAACATCTTTATGTTGTTGATGTCTTTTAAACGCTGCCATTCTTGCTATTGTATCTCTACTTATCGGCTCACGCTTAGCTAATTGATTTGCTCTTGCCTTACCTGTAGCTTCGCCACAAGTCCCCCATCCATGTTTATCAACCCAAGCTAAAGCACGTTTAGCATTATTAGTTGCACCCTCTGGATAATCATTGTAAGAATCAGCAAACTTAGTAATTTTAGCCATTTTAGATTCTGACCACTTAGATTGACAAATAGCATAACGCTGCTCGGTATCATATTCCTGCATATCAGGATAAGCCATACATCGAGATATAAACTCAGGCTTTGATTCTTTGGCTGATGGTGTTGGCATACTATATTAAATTACAAAATTTTTATATATTTCGTACCTTTTTTCTGAAAGTAAATCTAACGAATATTTTTTAACATCTTCGGCTAATTGCTGAGTTTTATCCACAATAATGGATGGATTGTTTAGAATATACCTCTGCCATTCAAAAAAGTTTTTTTCAGATAATAAGAATGAATTGTTTTTATTGGCCAATATTGTATAAGGTTTAACATTAGAAACCATTGCAGCACAATCTTTGAAACCTGCTTCAATTAATTTAAGTTCTGACTTGCAAGAGTTGAACTCATTATCCTGTAAAGGAATAACTGAGATATCTATATTATCATAAACTTCAGGAAAGTCGAATACATCCATCGCTTCTATTCTCCGGTATGGTTTATTGATTTCCTTTGGAGTTATAAGTCGTTTTAATTCATTGCAATAAATAGGCTCATATTTCTCTAATGTCTTAAGGCTATCTGTAAGCATTCGCTCATAACCAATGTATATAGATTCTTGGTTAGGCTCGGCATTAAAACCAGTTAGAATAATCTGACCTTTAGAATAAAACTTAACATCATAAAGAGATTGAGCAACTTT